GGCCCGCAGCAGAACCAGCAGGCCATGACACAGATCTATCGTGCGCTCCGCTCCGACCCCAGCGAAACGCCGGAAGCCCTCGTGACACGTCTGCGCGAAGCCCGCGAAACTTTCAAACGGGAACGCGGTTACGAGCCTGCGCTCATGGACCTGGCCGACGAGTTCCAGACGCGCGAAGTCCTGGACGTGGCGCGGTACTGGAAAGGGCTGGACGTGCCCGTTTTCCGTCTGAGCGAGGAGGCGCTGGAGCGCCAGATGACTTCCTTCCGTGGCGCCATCAACAGCGGCGCTCCGCTCAAATCGCCAGAGGAGTTGACGGCGCAGACCAGTCGCATGTTCGCGGAGGTGATACGGCGGGACGGCGACACGCTGGTGGACGTTTCGGACGACGTGCTGGACGCGCTGGCCCCCTTGGCCGGGTGGGTCAAGACCATGGCCTTGACGCCTGACGGGGCGAAGATGGCGCGTATTCTGGACGCCAACAAGAATATCGGCGCCGTGAGCATGCGGGCGGATAACCTGCGCCGCGCCGCCACTACGGCGGGGATGCGGGAAGAACTGACCAAGCTGGGCGACGATATTGCCTTCACGCGCGCAAATCCGGCTGGGGTGGCTGCGGCCCGCGACGAGGTGAACAGCCTTGGCGGCGGGCGTGGCGACGAGGGGGCGATGGGAGCCATGCAGAACTTCTACGCGCAGTTGGCCAGACAGATCGACAACATCAAAGCCACCGACACCGGGCTGGTCGCCCGCCAGAAGCGCGACGCCGTGGACGCCACGTTGGACGGGTTGGACCGGACGATCAAACAGTACAAGCGCGACGGTCTCAAGATTACCCTGCGCAGCGCCAACGAGTTGCGCATGAAGGCGTCGAAAGCGGCAAGGAACCCCGGCGATCCCACGCTACAGGCGCAGTCGGTGGCGGTGCGGGATGTCCTGTCCACGGTGGGCACGGCGGAGGTGCCCCGCTACGGGCGCATGGTGAAACTGTTCAGCGAAGGTATGACCCGCGCGGAGGCACAGGTCACGGGCGCGGCGGCGGCCAAGGGGCAGTTGAACCTGAAAGACCTCAAGACACGTCTCGAAACGGGACGCCTCCCGAACCGCAAGGGCAGGGCAAGCATGGACCCTATGCTGCGCGGGGTACGGGAGGGCGCGATCCTGTCCCTGGGCGATGAAGCGACGGGTACGGTCTCGCAAACGCTGTCAGCGGCGCGACGGATCAGTGAGGCGCCGATCGTGCGGGACAGTCTGGACATGGTTGCCCCCGCCGAGTCCCGGCGAATTACCGGAGGTGCCCGCGCCACGGTGCAGACGGCGGACAATGTGGCGACCGCCCGCGTCGTGTCGTCGCCTACGGCCACGGCGGAACAGACGGCCGCCATGCGCGCCTTTGCAACCGGCGCCATGTTCGGCACTATCGGCGGCGCGGCGAAGGCCGGGCTTATCACACGCTTGCTTGAGGACACCCTCATGACGCGTGGAGCAGCCCGCAAGACCATCGACATGTTCATGAACCCCGAAACATTCGATCAGGCTTTGCGTTACACAGTCAGCAAAGGCGGAGACGTCGGCGCGCTGTTCGGCGCCATGGTAGCCGCCACAGTCGGGAAAGCGAGTGAAGAATGACCACTGGAAATCCGCCACAACCCAGAGTAGACAGGGACAGGACTGACCGGGATTGGCATGTTTTGTTCGATGACAAATTGACCGCCTTCGAAACCCGGCTCAACGTGAGGATCGTGTCTCTCGAAGCGCGCCTTGCCGCACTCGAAACCAAGGACGCCGTGGCGGATGTCCACCGCGTAAACGTCGAGAAGCGTCTGGGCGGGATCGAGGAGACCTTGCGTTGGCTGACGCGCTTGATGATCGCCGCGCTGATCATGGCCTTCATGGCCTTCGTGGTCGGCGGCGGGCTGGTGCTGCCATGATGCAACGGATCGTCTGGCACCACACCGGGGGAGCCTACACCCCCAACGGCACGGACAAGCGGGCCTACCACCGTCTGATCGACGGCGACGGGCAGGTTCACGACGGCGTGTTCGCCATCAAGGCGAACGCCCCAGGTAAGATACGCCGTGGCGCCTATGCCGCCCATGTGTGGAACCTGAACACCGGCTCCATCGGGCTCTCGATCTGTGCCATGGGCCAGGGTGTCTGGTCCGACCCTTCGGGCGGGCGCTGGCCGGTCAAGCCGGTACAGGTGGACGCGCTGGTGGCAGAGACGGCCCGCCTGTGCCGTGCCTACGGTATCCCGGTGAACGGACGCACCGTGCTGTCCCACGCTGAGGTCGAGCCGACGCTCGGGGTGAAACAGCGGAACAAATGGGACTTCGATTATCCCATCCGTACCCTTCATTCCCGCGATCCTGTTACCATCGGTGACGAGTTGCGCCAGGAGGTCATACGCGCCATGGGCGGGGCGGGCGTAGCGCCCCAGCCTGTCAAGCGGCCAATGCTGTACCAAGGCGTCCGTGGCCCCCATGTGGAAGTCATGCAGCGCCGCCTCGGAGTCACATCTGACGGGATGTTCGGTCCCAACACACGATCCGCTGTCGTCACCTTCCAGCGTCGCAACGGGCTGTTGCCCGATGGCGTCGTCGGGCCTGCGACTTGGGCGGCGCTCTCCATCAAACCTTGAAAGGACAATAACATGCTGGCTGGATACAAGACTTATATCGTTGCGGGCCTTTCGGTGCTCGGCGCCGTCGCGGGATACCTGGTGGGAGACATGTCCCTGCCCGACGCGGTGCAGGTGGTTGTCACCGCCGTCCTCGGCGCCACGATCCGCGACGGCATCGCCCGCAAGCCGTGGACGTGATCGCGGTGAACCTGTCCGATGGACGGGTTCTCCTGAGCGACGAGCAGACGGTCCCCATCGACCAGATGATGGACGACGAAGGCGATGACACGGACGATCCGCACGTGGCAGTCTGTGTCATCGCTGGCCCCGACCAGGCGGGGCAGTGGTGGTTGATCGCTCTGTCAGAGTACGAGGAGGTCACGCTGCACTAGGGCGTTCCGTGACCTCCAGATAGGCTGTCACAAAGGCTTTCGTGGCTTGCGCATCGACCGCGTTGCCGTAGGCGCGCAGGCGTCCCACTCGGGAGGGAGTCCGAGAAGCCAAAGGGAATGTGCCGGGTTCAACGGGCCGCCACTTTCCATCCCGGCAGAACAGCCAGTCAGCATCTCGCCAGAAGCCGTCAAGCGGGCCGGTTCGGTGTTCAGGAACCCAATGTGGGCCTGCGACGCCAACCCCATATTCACCTTGCGCCCGCTGGGATGCTTCCCCGTCATGGACGTGTCCGGGTGCGGGCGCTTCCCGCCGTTCCCGTCCGACGCGGTGGGGCTGTTCCAGCCCGCCAGGGCCACCGTCTTGTGGCTGGAGTCCGTGTTGCCCGCCTCGTTGTTCCCGTTCTGCGCAGGCGTTCCGGCCATTGGCGTAGGCCACCCCGCCACCATCACAATCTCTTGCAGGTTTGTCTGACGCCCTGCAGCTTTCCGCGCCATCGGCTTGTCGAAGTCCTGATACGGCCCCCGGTCCCCGTTCGCAGCGTTCGGCGTCGGCCACCCAACCTGCGGAAGATCGAAGATCGTAGGCTGCGAATCGGAGCCGCTGCCGGATGTGCGGCGCGCGGTGCCCCGCAGAGCCGGTATCGACAAACCCGCAGGCGTAATCCTCTCCTTCCAGATCAGACTGTACAAGGTCGGCCCACCCAAGTCCGTCCTTGCCTGCAACCTGTTCGCCAAGCACCTCCGTAGGGCGGCACTGGCGTATGAGCCATAAGAACGCGGGCCATAGGTGCCGCTTGTCATCAACCCCGCCGCCTTTGCCTGCCGCGCTGAAAGGCTGGCATGGGCAGGAGCCGGTCCACACGGGTCGGTCATCGGGCCAACCGGCGAGGCGGAGGGAGTGGGACCAGACACCGATCCCGGCGAAAAAGTGGCATTGGGTGAAGCCTCGTAGGTCATCTGCGGTCACGTCCTCTATGCTGCGGCGGTCCACGACACCCGGCGCGATATGTCCCGCAGCGATCAGGTTCTCCAGCCAGTCCGCCGCGAAGGGTTCTATCTCGTTGTAGTAAGCTGTCACGGCGCCTTCACCCCGTTAACCTCGGCGCCAATGATGGCGTAGCCGATCAGGTCGAGGTGGGAGTCGTAGTGGTCCGGCGTCTCGTCCAGCCGCGCCTCTTTCAGCAGCCGCAGCATGGGCGACACGTCCGCCGCCGTGATCACCACGTCGCGGCCGGTGTTCTGCATGCGGGCCGTCCAGTACCGCGCGATCCGCTCGAAACTCCGCTCGGGCTTCCCGTAGGTTCCGCGACGCGCGCCGGTCACGATCTTCACGGCCTCGGCGGCCAAGTGGGTCTTGATGTCGTCATCGGGCATGGGGGGGTGTCCTTTACATCTGGATGGACCGAGGGAGATCGCTCCCCCTCGGCGGTGTTTACTTCACAGCCCTCCCAATGGCCGACAACACCTTGTCCAGCTTGTCAGCTGGGACGAAGGTGTAGATCGGCACCATGCCCGTTGGCGCTTGGCTCGGGATCGTGGGCACCTCGTCACCGATCGAGGCGGAAACGCCAGCGTTATTCGCTTGGTTACGGCCCGAGTTCGGATCAGCCCAACCTTGGGTTTCGTGCTCTTGCACCATCTGGGCATCTTGCACAGGCTGCTGACCACCGAAGGGGCTTGTCTGCTGGTTTGGATCGACGCGCTCACCCCCGGTCTGGATGCTCTGCTGCTGCTGGCCGAACGGGTTGGCGCTGCCGGTCGCCACACCGAACGCTGCGAACGCCTGGTTGACCGTTGGCGGCGGGTTGGCACCCACGTCCTGTTGGATCGCTTGCTGTTGGGCTGGCTGTTGGGCTGGCTGTTGCGCCTGCTGCCCGAACGAGTTGCCCTGGGGCGCTTGCTGCCCGAACGGGTTGCCCTGGGGCGCCTGCTGTTGCGCCTGGGGCGCTTGCTGTTGCGCCTGCTGGGCTGGCTGCTGCCCGAACGGGTTGCCCTGGGGCGCCTGCTGTTGCGGCTGCTGGCCGAACGGATTGCCTTGGGGCGCTTGTTGTTGCGTAGGCTGCTGCTGGCCGAACGGATTGCCTTGGGGCGCTTGCTGTTGCGGCTGCTGGTTCGCGTCGGACTTGAATTGAAGCTGGGTCATTGGTTTCGTCTCCTGGGTTGATCTGTCAATAGTAATATCGTTGCCGAATTGGGCTGTCAAGGCGGATAGCAGAGAGTCCTGCAACGTCGCCTTCCCTTCCCGGGCCAGAATGGCCTGCTCGTCCACGGAGTTCTCCGTGACGAAGGTGTGAACGACCACAGCGTCGGCGGTGTTACCCTGACGGCGCAGACGGTCGTTGAACTGGATGTAATGGTCAAGATCGAACGTCGGCCCCCACCAGAGGATATGATGTGCGGCGCCCCGCTGGAGATTTATTCCATGGCCAGCACTGGCGGGATGGGCGGCAAGGAAAGGTATCTCGCGCTTGTTCCACGCGTCCACCGCCTTGTTCATCGCCGTCTCGTTCACGCCGCTGCCGATGTAGGGCAGATCGTCACCCAACAGTTCGCGCAGCTGGTCGAGGTCGTGCCTGTACTCGTAGGCGATCAACAGCTGTTCATCACCCAACTCCTCGATCAGTTCGAGCAACGCCTCCGCCTTAGCAGAGTGGACGTGGATGATGTTGCGGCTCTCGTCGTAAACCCGCCCGTTGGCAAGCTGTTTCAGCTTCCCCATGAGAACCGCCGCGTTGGCCGCGCTGATCGGGGTGTCACCGATCTCCGCGATCATCTCGTTCTTAAGCGTGGTGTAAACTTTCCGCGCCTTCGGATCGAGCGTCACCTTGATCGGGTTATGAACGAACGCGGGCAGGTCCAGCATACCGTCCGCGCGGAAGATGTAGTGTTTGATCTTCGCCTCGATCCTCTCCTGCGCGCCCGGCCGAGGCAGTATCGTGAACCCGTCCCAACCCTTCTCAAAATACTCGTGGCGGAACCGCGTGACGCGGGTGCCCAACGCCGCGCCCTCGTCCAGAACGAGGAACTGACCGAACAGGTCTTGCAGGCCGTTGGAGGCAGGTGTGCCTGTCAGACCCCACTTGTATTTGGCCATCTTGAAGAACGGGCGCGCGGCCTTGAACCGGAACCCCTGGCTGTTCTTCAACCGGCGCACCTCGTCGGCCACCACCACGTCGAAGCCGAACTTGAGTTTCCTCGCCTTGGCAAGGTTGGCCAACCAGGGCACGCCCTCGTAGTTGATCAGCCAGATGTCCACGTCGCGGCGTTTGAGCCACTCGTCCTTTTTAGGGCCGTGGAGGCGCGCAGCCTTCAAACCATTGAGCGACGCCCACTGTTCGATCTCCTGCGCCCACACGGTCTGCACGACGCGCAGAGGCGCTATGACCAGCATATTCTTCACCAGCCCCGCGTCGCGCAGCGCCTTGAAGGCGTGGAGGGTGATCATCGACTTGCCGTAGCCAGGGCTAAGCCATAGGCAGGCCACGCCGCCGTGGGCCGCGCTGTTCCAGAGATGGGCCACTCCGGCCTTCTGGTATCCGTGGGCGTGCTGGTCCCAGTTCATCAAAGGCGATCCGTCAAACATCTGTTGATCTCCATACGGCTTCTTCGGACAGGCTCCCGTCACGTCGCCCTCGGCTGGACACAACGCTGTGAAGGTGGCGGAACGGAAGCCAATCGGC